AAAACTGCTCTTGATTTCGATGATATGATTGCTGCTCAAGCTGGTGGTGGTTATGCTTCTACTCAATCTGCTTCTTACGGTTTATTTGACAACGAGGCTGAAATGGCGCTTAACTTTGGATTTGCAGGTTTTAGAAGAGGTTCTTATGACTTCTATAAAACTGATTGGAAATATCTAAACGATGCAACTACAAGAGGTTTAGTTCAAGATATCGATGGTGTTTTAATACCAGCTGGTACTTCAACTGTATACGATCAAATGTTAGGATCTAATATTAGACGTCCTTTCTTGCACGTAAGATATAGAGCTTCTCAAGCTGATGATAGAAGATATAAATCATGGATCACTGGTTCTGTCGGTGGTGCATACACTTCTGATCTTGATGCTATGGAAGTACATTTCTTATCTGAGAGATGTTTAGTTACTCAAGCTGCTAATAACTTTGTATTGTTTAAATCGACTGTATAATTTACATTATTAACCTTTAAACAATAGAAATTATGGCAAGTTTAATTAAGTTTCCATATTTAACATCTGGTGACGTAACTTCGTATTTAACATTAAATGTCGATGGTGCATACAGATGTGAAATGGATACTAATAATATTATAGTATATTACAACATCATAGGTTCTTCTGCTGGACAGATTCTAGCTGTTACATTAGACTTTAAAAGCGATGCAAAAGATTCTGATGCAGAAGCTTTAGAGTTGATGGTAAAAGCTGCTGCTCAAGCACCAGGAAGCTGTGAACTATTTGTTTTACCTTCGGATCTTACCAATGACGGAGAATTAGCGACTGATACACCTTTCGCTATGTCTTCTGTTGCAGAGCCGAGTTAATATTATTTATTATGAGTAATTACGTAATAGTACCAATAAATAGCACTGCTGCTAGACCATTAGCTACAGGCGCAGTTCCAACTGCACAAATAGATGGAGGTGGAAATCTAACTAACGGAACTGTTGTTGCTGGCATATCGCCAACAGGTGGTTCAGGTTCAAGTGCAACTGTTTCTGTAACTATCACCGGAGGTGTAGTAGGAATAAGCGTTACTGCAGGTGGTGATGACTATGCTGATGGTGATACATTGACTATTCCTGTTTCAGCATCTGGTGATGCTTCTTCTGGAGAATCAGCATGGGACGCAGACATTACTATCGATGTATTAGAAGATATGCTAGTAACTTCTGATTCACAAGCTGAGGAGTTAATTCCAGTTGATGATGTTGCATGTGTTGATGTCGATACTAGTGGAGCTACAATAGATATACTTTTAAAACAAGCTACGGCTTTAAAAAAGTGGACTCTAACGTTAAGCGGTGGTGATTCTACCAATTATGAAGATATAGCGATATTTGTTAATGACGCTATTCAAAAAGCAATGCAAGCTGAAAACAAACAACCAGTAATGACTTTTCCTAACGGAGTAAGTTGTTATGACGTTGTGTTGTCTTAAAAAATAAAAATAAGATCCCGCTTCGGCGGGGTCTTTTTTGATTATTATATTATATTATATTATGAAAACAAAAGAAAAAGAAACTCCAGTAAATACATGGGAGTATAAAGATAGAAATTATTATTTAAAAGGAAATAAAGAACCTCTTACATTTAAATTAGGTTCAAGACATACTACTAGACATCCATTATTATGGTTTGACGAAAGTAAAGGTTACAATAGAGAAATGAGATATGCTACAAATCAAAAATCTATATTTGTAGACGAACAAGAAGGTCCTGTAACTTTAGCTCATATCATATTTCAAAACGGTACTTTAAATGTACCTAAAGAAAATGTACAGTTGCAAAAATTACTTTCATTATATCACCCTGCTAAAGGTCAATTGTATGAAGAGTTTGATGCTGTTGTACAAGCTCAAGACGAGTTTGATTATATGGAATTAGAAATAGCTGCAATGAATGCTGCTTATGAAATGGATGTAGATAAAGCTGAGGCAATATTAAGAGTTGAGATTGGATCTAAAGTATCTAATATGAGCTCTAAAGAAATAAGAAGAGATTTATTATTATTTGCTAGAAAAAATCCTGGAGGTTTCTTAGAATTAATGGAAGATGAAAATGTTGAGTTAAGAAACTTTGGAATTAAAGCTTGCGAACTTAATATATTAAAAATATCTCAAGATCAAAGAACTTTTCAATGGTCAAGTAACGGTCGTAAACTATTTACAATACCATTTGATGAAAATCCATATTCGGCTTTAGCCGCTTGGTTTAAAACAGATGAAGGAGTAGAAGTTTATAAAGCTATAGAGAAAAAGCTAAAATAACAAGTGATACTAAATAAGGTGGCCTTACCGCCACCTTTTTTTAAATATATATAAATGGCAGTTAACGTAAACAATGTATACCAAACGGTATTATATATCCTTAACAAAGAGCAAAGAGGTTACATGACTCCAGGTGAGTTTAACAATGTTGCTGCTCAAGTACAGCAAAGTATTTTTGAAAAGTACTTTGAAGATTTAAATCAATACATGAGAGGTCCTCAAGTAGAAAATGAATATGCAGATAGAGTAAAAAATTTAGAAGAAAAAATATCTAATTTTGAAACTAGTCAACCGCTAGTTTTAACTAGTGGTGTTGGCAATATAGATGGTTTAACTCCTAAAGTGCATAGAATTGGTACATTTGAATATCAACCTACAGCAGGAAGCTTGATAGAGCTGCAATCTGTTTCTCATCATCAATTAAACTTAATTAGAAGATCTAAATTAACTCAACCAAGCTTACACTATCCTGTGTACATTTTAGATCAAGGTACGGCTAATTATGAAATAACAGTTTATCCTAATACTATATCAAATATTATTTGCAACTACATTAAAAAACCAGAAAATCCTGTATGGGCTTTTAATGTAAACGCAACTACCGGAGCTTACGAATACGTAGCACCAGGAGATGTTTCTACTTTTCCAATAACCACGGGCTCTGTTCCATTTGAAATATCTAATCAAGATAAAACAGAATTAATTATAGGAATTTTATTATACGCAGGTGTTATCGTTAGAGATCCATCTATAGTAAATGTAGCAGCTGACGCTATAAGACAAGAAGAAATTAGTGAAAAATCATAACAATGGCAATTAACTATCCAAACGGCGGTTTAATCACAGAGACTAATGCGAATTATTATGCTGGTCAACAGACTTTTATAATACCTAACCCTGCCCTCAGCAAATTAGTTTGTACTTTTGACACTAAATTAATAGGTGGTACAACACCCTTAAATAACTTTAGTGTTTATTCTGTATCTGGAACTGTATTAACTTTATTAACTGAAGGTGTAGATTATGATTTATCTACAACTACAGATAATGTAATTGAATTAACCGCTGTTCCAGCATCGGGAGATATATTTTTAGTACAATTATCACAACCAGCTATTGAAAATAACTATGGTGAATACGAATATATTTCACTGAGAGAAGTTATTAGTAATTTTTTAGTTGCTTATGTAGGAAATGATAAGTTAATTAAAAATGTAAAAAGGACTGATGTAATGTTTCATGCTAAAAGAGGTTTACAAGAGTTTAGCTATGATACATTAAGAAGTATTAAGTCTCAAGAAATATCTATGCCACCTAATTTAGCTATACCTATTCCTCAAGATTATGTAAATTATGTTAGATTAAGTTG